AAATCACCCATCTCAAACATCTTATCAATAAACTTTAACTCCATCTCCACCATCAATCTTGCTGCAAGTTCTACCTGCGGTCTAACCCTATCCAACAAATCTGGATATTGCTCACACATATGCCTGAACAACCTACACCCCATTTTAGAATGTAATGACTCATCTCTAACCGACCACTTCATTTGCTGTCCAATGCCTTTCAATAAGTTTCTCATCTGAAAAGAATAAAGAACTGCGAATGATGAATATAAGGATACCCCTTCTGCAAAAGCAGAAAATATAGCAAGTGAACGTGCCACTTCTGCTCTTGCCTTTGGATTACTTTCCAAATCTTCGGGTTTCCAATTTGCAGATACTTCTGTCAAATATTCAAATTTTTCTTTGATTTCCGGCTCATGCAAAAACGCCTCAAAATCATCCAACCCCAATGTTTCGTTTAAGTATGAATATGCGGTAGCATGTATTGTTTCCTGCGAACCAAATGCCATCGCCATTTGTTTTATTTCATGCTTTGGAAACCATTTCGTAACCATCCCTGTCCAATAATCGGAAACAGCGCATTCGGTTTGAGCAAATCCCAATAAAATGTTACCTACGAGGTTTTTTTCATGTTCTTTCAAATTTTCTTTCCAATCCTTAACATCTCCCTGCATTGGTATTTCGGTGTGTAACCAAAATGATTGCATCTGTGGAAGCCATCCTTCAGTATAATACTCCGAATATTCAAACGGCTTGTAAGGTATTCTCTCTTCAAATAATCCCATAATCTTACCCCTTAATTTTTTGTGTGTAAATATAAATACAAATCAAAATCCAATATCACCCTTAACTTCTTTGTATTTTTGTAATAAATTTTTTCTCACTAAACTCTCCCCATTTTTCATTTCTTTTTGGGTATTTTGACCATCTACTGAATTATCATTATATATCAAAATTTGCCCATTTGAGAAATTGGCTTTGGATGGAAATGTCATACCATCAGGCCCAAATCGGTTTTTAATAACATGCCACCTACCCGTCCCAGCCAATTTATCATCAATCTTTCTACTCAATGAAACTACAAAATCAGCAGTCATCAACTTTGAAAAAGAACCTGCAATTGATGTTCCCGTAATTACATCTTGCTCGCTACCCGCACGATTAATCTGCGACGCGGTATATAATGGAACACCATACTCACCCGCCATTCCTCGTAAATCCACAACCAACTCTTCCAAAACCTCATGCCTCTTTTCCTTTGCAGAACCCTTTAACAAATCAGCATAATCAACCACAATTACATCAGGTTTCTTACCCTGTAATGCCATCCTATCTATATGGGCTTTTAGCGCATTTATACCAGCAGTACCTGAATTAAACCCTTTAATAACCAAATCACCACGCAACGAACCTACTACCCTCTCAACCTCTTCCATATTGTATTTTAGGTTAGCTATTGGTATTCCCGTAAATACTGAATCAAATCGCTGCCCTACCATTGCTTCTGATAATTCTAATGTATAATACACCACAATCTTACCATTCTTTACAGCGTTTGATGCAACATTAACCAATGACCAGGATTTACCAATACCGGGCGGTGCTGCAAATATTATCAACTCACCCATTCCAAATCCACCCTGCGTAATTTCATCTATAACATCCCACCCAGTAGGAACAGGACTTCTTGCCAATTCATCATACCTTTGAGTTATCATTAGTTTGTATTCATGTCCAACATCCGTTGGTTGCCCTGCCTTCATAGCAGTATCAATGGTTGATTTTATCTTATCATACTTACCCTGCTCTAAAAGTGGGATTGATTCTAAAATAGCCTGCTTAAGCGATTGATTGGTGCAAAAGTTTAAAGTTTCTTCTTTTACATAATCTAAGTCATCTGATTCTAAATCCCGCCAAACCTGCTTTAAGGTATCAATGACGGATGACTTTAATATATCCCTCTCAATGGGTGCTATCTTCGTTTTAAGAACATCTAATGTTGGTTTGGATTCGTAGGTATCTATGTATGTTAAAATCGTTTTACACAACCATTCTGATGCTTCTGAATCAAAGTATTGTGGTTTTAATATATCGAATATCTGCCTACTAAAAACCATATCCGATAAAAGAGCAGATAAGATTTTAGTTTGAAATCCCGTCCCAAATTTGCTTCCAAACTTTTCCATATAAGAAAATATACAACTTTATTTTTGATTATCAAAATGTATTTTAAGCAGCCTATCTAACCCCGTAAATGAGTTTTTCAACCACAAATCTACATTTGCAAAAGCAGTGTATAATTTATCATACATAAACATTTTTTTGAACTCTAATAAGTTTAATTTGGGGTGGGTGCTATCCAATATACCCCTAACATTTGAAATAATGGATGTGGATATTTCAGGTGATTTTAATTGCATTAAATCATAATTCAATTTTAATATATCTTCTGCCTCTAACAACTTTTTGGATAACTTATCATCACAATTTTGTTTTACTTCACCCAAAAAGCCATCATAATCCAACTCACCATTATTCAAAAAATCCATTTTACCCAATATCGTCTTTGCACCAATACCATTCACACCCTTAATGTTATCGGATGAATCCCCCATAATGACCCTATACCAAATAAGATTTTGAGGTATTACACCCCACTCTTCCTTTATTAAGGATTCATCATACATAACCTTTTTTATAGGGGAATAAACCTTAATTCGGTGGTTAATTAATTGAAAAAAATCTTTATCGGTAGAAAGTAATATAACCTCATTACTGAAATAATGATTAGCCATCCATGCCATCAAATCATCAGCTTCAACATAATCTACCTGTAAAAGAGTTATTGGTAAATTTTGAAGATACTCATATAAACGGATGAATTGTTTACGCATAGATTCCTGCTGGTTCTCTATATCCTCATAACCCTGTAACCTATTCAACTTTGTTAAACCGGTTCTACCACCTTTGTAATCGGAATACATACCCTTTCTCCGATGCGAACCACCCTTACCATCAAAAACAATGATGACACGAGATGGGTTAAGGTTTCTAATAGTGGCAGCAGTGGATAACAGGAAACCTGTTATACCACCACAATGCTCACCATCATCGTTGAGTGCGGGCACGGCCCCGAAAACGCGAATATACATATTTAGCCCATCAATGATAAGAACCCTATCATTTAAGGTTTGATTTGTAACTTGTTGGTTTTCTTGTCCCAACTTACTCAACATTTCTTTGTAATTTTTAATCATCAAAATCGGATAGTTCTATATTATCAATATTTGCTTCATCAGATGCTTCTTTATACGATAAGATATATGCATTACATATTTCATTGTATATTTTAGTTTTTACATCCCCCCGCGTTTGTAATATATCAGCAAAGTTTTTAGCCTGAAACTTTACTTCCTCACCCGTTTCCTTATCAACCCAAGTATACCATGCACCACTTTGATTGGCTAACTTATAGGTTTTCATCATCTCTAACCACGAACCCAAATTATCAATACCACTATCAAAGTAAATATCATAATCAACTGAACGTAGTGGTGGCCCCATTCGGTTTTTAATAACCTGCGCACGGGTTTTAATACCAATTACCTGCTCTACATTACCCACCTTTGCTTTCAATTGACCCATTTGTTTTAAACGGATTCTGCAACTTGAATGGAATGCGATTGCTTTACCACCGGAGGTTGTATTGTGATTAAGCCTACCATTGGCCAAATATGTATGTTCATCAGCCACTTCAATATCAACTACTTGCATATTACCAGCAACACATTCAAAATCCGAATGGTTAGCAGCTTTAATATTTACAATTTCTCCGGTTTTTGTTTTTTCCACAAAAGTGTGTTCAGATGAAACTTTTATTTTACCATCGGTATAGTATCTATCAACGGAATCTTTAACTACAAATGATTTAATTGGTTTGTAAACATCAACCCCATTAGAATCATGTGTTAGCACCTCAATATTTAATTTTTCTACATCATATATTTCGGGTGTTTTAAAATCATTGTTACCTATAAACCTTTCCGAAAATTCGGCTAAGGTAATTTCTTCTTCAACATAGTTTTTTGTCATTTGCTATACTTTTTATATTTGTTATACATTGTTCTTTATTGTTTTTTATATCACTTTCCCATAAAATTAAAACATTATTTACCACATTCAATAAGTTATTGTTTTTTATTTCATCACGCCTCCAAACATCGGCGGCTGTAATATATTTATGCGTTTTATCGGTAGATTCCATCATCATCGGATTAGCATGCCAAAAATCTCCATAACACTCTATCACACAATTATAATTTGGTAAATAAAAATCAGGAAAATATGTATTATTTCCAATATCAATTTTTTTTTCATACTCCCAATTAACCTTTA